AAAAGAGGAGCGTAAGGAGGAAGCTATGCAAGCTATAGATGATTTTTTATTTAAGAAAGCAGATAGGATTAATATGTTATTATCACGTTTACGTTATCCTTTTTTGCCTATGAAGGATAGAGTAGGTGGTATTGCAGATGGTACTGTTGATATATTACCAACAGTAGCACCTCAACAATCAGAAAATACAACTAATACTGATGTTATGTCGGAAGAAGAAATTGCTACTGAGATGAGTAAGAGAATTGTGGAGTACTTTAAAAATGAAGTTTCTGGCACAGCAGAGGAAGGAAATGCTAATATAGAAAAACAACAGATTCAACCATTGCAACAAGAACAACCTGTTGGTATAGCGAAAGTACAATCAAATAGGATTAAAGTTTCATATGAAGTAGATGATTTATATAATGGAATTAAACATTGGTTAAAGGAAGTGCGAAAGGAATTTAAAAATTATGAGCGTACAAACGATGTTACTATAAATAGAGATAAAGTGACATCTATGGTGGAAGATATAGTACTTTCTGGAGATCCTGCTACAATTAAAGAAAAAACTGGGATTGATGTGGATCAAAAAGTTGCAGACGTTATGAAGGAAGTTATGCAGATGGAAGTAGGTGTTCCTTCTAAGGGAAAAGAAAGTGATGTTGGTGATGTTGAAATGAGTACATTAACTAAATCTTTAGAAAGAACAGCTATGGCTCCTGATGATATGCTGTCTAAAATACTTGGTTTAGTTAATGTTGACCGGAAAGATGATGCAGAGCGTATTATTATTGAGGATTCTGGAAAAAATATTGATTTTATTAATGATAATCTGCCGGAGACATCTAGTGGGGAATTAATACATGAATTTATAGAATCATTAGAAGATGCTTCTAGTTCTGAAAAATCCTCGAAGGAGGAGCCATCAATAGAAGTTTATGTAGTATCTTTTTGGAATCATGTAGATAAGGTTAAAGAGGCGAATACATTAGATAATTTATTTTTGCAATGGAAGCAGGCTCAAGGTATTTCTAATGATACAGCTAGTCGTGTATTTGGTGCAATACTGAATCAAATAAATAGTTATATGTAGGATTGATGGTGTTAGTACGTAAGCTTTCAAAATATGTACATATGGATAATTCTGTTAATATAATGAACGATTCTACTACTATTACATCTGACAATATTATAGTAAATGATTCTACTGTTGCTACAGATATTTATTTAGAAAAATCTGATAAATTGTTGATAGAATATTGTGTTGATCGTAGAAATAGTTTACAGACATGTATTAATATGGTGGAGGATCAGATTCGACTTATTAAAGATAATATAGATACTTTAAAAATGTTGCGGATAGCTAAACGAAATGAATTAAATACTGCTGAAAGAGATGTACAATATTATAAAAATTTATTACAGAAAATATCACAGGAATATAAAGATATTATTTTAAAATTGAACTCTAAATATAAGTTGCAGGATAAATGGAGTTTTGATAGAGAGACTGGAAAGATAATATTGAATGATGTATGAAGATTTTAATTTATGTTTACAGGAAAAAAGATAAATGTATTTCGCAGATTTATTGAGGATACAAGTACAGGTTATTGTACAGAAATTTATCCAGTCGATGTTGATATAATACAAACACATACTTTTATTCTTTCTAAAGATCCAAAATTAGATACATTAGTTATACATTTAAATGGTTTAAAGCAAGTGCGCCACTCTGATTGGGATTATACTATTAATAATCGAATTGTCTCTATTAATTCTAAATGGAAGTTATATATAGGTGATACTTATGTAGCTAGTTATTATGCTTTAAATACCTAAATTCTTTTTTCTAACCCTAAAAGATAAAAACCATCTTTATTATTTATATTGAGAGAATAAGATAATATGAGATATATAATAGAAAAAAATATATTTTTTAATCTCTGGGGGTTTGTATGAGTCGAACATGGATTAGAGGGAATACTCAGATAATGCCATGGTCTGTGACATTAGACAGAACATGGGGTTATGATGGGAATACATCAACTGGTTTTTTAACAACATCTACAGGTGCTGCTAAAGATTGGGATATGACTAATGGTGCGAAAGATGCTACCATTACAGGTTTACGTAATCCTACAGCGGATTCTGATGCAGCTACTAAAGTATATGTTGATAGTGTTGCACAAGGTTTGGATCCAAAGGAATCAGTGAGACTTGCGACTGTAGCAGCATTGCCGTCACATACACAGTCTGGTGCTGGTCAAGGGGCTACTCTTATAGGATCATCTACTGGTCAATTATATATTGATGGAATAGCTGTTAATGTGGATGATAGGATTCTAGTTAAAAACGAGACATCTACTGGGGCTGCGGTTAACGAGAGTTCTGAAAATGGTATATATATTGTTACCAGTACTGGAGCTAGTGGTGGTTGGGTATTAACTAGAGCAGAAGACTGGGATGGTTATACTTTACCAGGTGTTACAGAGCAGTTGTCCGGATCGTATACATGGATAGAGGAAGGTAATACGATTAGTGATACAGCGTGGGTTTGTATCACAGATGAACCGATTACTGTTGATACTACTGGAATCAAATGGACACAGTTTGGAGGAGCTGGTACATATACAGCTAGTTTAGGTGTTAAGAAAGTAGGTAATGATTTTCAAGCAGATCTATTGTCCACGGGTGCGATTGGTTTGTCTACTAATAGTATGTATGTGCGTGTGGATAATACTACTATTGGTATTAATGGTAGTAATAATCTTTATGTAATAGCACCTCCTGCACATACTCATTCGTTAGCTAGTGGTGATATTACAGATGTAGATGTTACTGGTGCAACTGCAGGTGATATTTTAATAAGAAGTTCTGATGGTAATTGGTATGATCGTACAATGACTGGTGATGTTCATATTACATCTACTGGTGTTACTGAGATTCAGGATGATGCTGTACAAGCATCTGATATTGACTGGGGTTTAGGTTCTGATCAGGTAAATGCTTCAGATGTTCCTACGGATACTACTAATTTTGATACTATATTAAGTTCTGCTGATGATACTGTACAGAAGGCTTTGGATACATTAGATGATCATAATCATGGAAGTACATATACAAGTTATGCTTTCCGTACAATTATACCTAAAACTGGAAATAATGCTGTTGCAGATCAAATACATGATACATTGTATTTGAGAAGTACTACTGGTGTTGTTGAAATTAATGGTATAGATGATGATATTATTGATTTCGACGTTGCTGATTCTGCTATAACTGAAACGCATTTGAATACAAGTGTAGCTGGAAGTGCTCTTAGTGGTGGTGGTGGATCATCTTTGGATGTTCAGGTTGATGGTACTACTATTCATGTAAATGGCAGTAATCAACTTGAAGTTATTGGTACTACCAGAGAAGTTATTGGTGAGTATGTTACTGTTACACATAATAGTCCAACTTGTGGTGCAGTTGCTAATATTCCTATAAAGAGTGGTACGTTGGCTGTTTATTTAAATGGTGAACGTGTGCGAGAAGGTGCGTCGCATGATTATACTGTTAATTATACAACTGGTGTAATTACATTTAATTATAATTTAAAGGCACCATCTGGTCAGCCCGATCATTGGGATCAAGTTTGTGTAGATTATAGATATTAGGATTAATATTTATGCCTAGAATACGTCTCCGTGGTGGAGATCAGTTAATGGATGGTACTGTTGATTCTGCTGACATCAAAGATGGTGATGTCAGCAGAGTTGACTTAAATGTGAGTTCGACAGGGCGGGCTGTTGTACGTAAAGTATTACCAGGGAATGGTACTACTATAATTTATGATGGGGTGGATGCTGGAACTGGTGATGTTATAATTTCTTTAGATGAATTATATCATAGAGGATTGGATGAGTTAGTACATGAAATATCAGAAAATTGTTATATAGAGATAAGTAGAGATGTATCACAGAGAATAAATAGTATTATTTATTATACTAGTACTGGAAAGACTACAAAGGTTAGGGAGTATATTTTTACTAGATCAAATAATCGTGTTAGTCAGGTTGTTACGAGTCAATATGATAGTAGTGGTATTCTTGCAGAAAAATATACAGAAACTATTAATAGAGGATCTGATGGTAGAGTAATTTCTGTAGATTCTTCATTGATTCTCTATTAATATTTTTTTGAAAGGAGCAGCAGATTATGCCTAATTTTGATAAGACAGGACCTATGGGTAAAGGACCTCGTACCGGTCGAGGGCGGGGTGGTTGTGATGCAACAGATATGAAAAAATTTAAACAGATGGGTTTATTTAAGGGAACATCTAATAAAGAGCGTAATCGTCCGATGGATGGACGTGGTCGTGGAAGAGGACCTGGTTTGGGAATTGGTCGAAAGTAATTGATTTTTTATGATTTTTGTTGTTGCGGACATAGACAACGAAATAGGACTAGCTACTGTTACTAGTACTGGACAACCTCTTGGAACCAGTACAGGTGATTATACAGCATTGGATGTTAATGTAGTTAGTCCTATTAATACACAGGTTACTGTGGATGCTGTTAGTATAAAAGATCCTGCTGAAGAGACTAAGCAGGTAACTACAACATCTACTGGTGAACGTATTGCTCTTGATGTTAATATAACAAATGATGGTTTTGATGTTTCTTTTGGAGATAAGATTCGGTATGATGAATTTACGAAAGATCAACCATTAACTAATGGTTCTTATGTAACTGTTTATTCAACGACTTCTGGTAATCCTGGGAAAATATATACTTTAGAAATGGTTTTCAGAAATAATGATGTTGATATCCAGATTTTGGTAGATGGGGAGGCTATGGTAGATGGTTTGAATATCAGAGATCTTGCAGATAATCATTATATAGATGCATCTCCTGGAGGTTTATTTCAAGGTACTGTGGCACAAGTGCCTCGTTTTGTGTATGTTCATGCCAATAGTAGGGGTATTATTTTTGAGCCACCTGCTGCTGGTATATTTAATGATCAAGTTGTTGTTAAGGCTAGAGCACATACTAATGGTAATAGAATGCGTAGAGGTTTAATTGTAAGGGCAATAGAATAATATTTTAAGGGGGATTTATGAGTAAAGAAATTAAATACATGTCTATTAAAGAGTTTAGGGAAAAGGGATATTTGCAGGAATTAAATAGACGATTTTTGCATCCACTGGGACTTGCTTTAGAAATATCTATACAGGATAATGGTAAAGAGGTACTAGGTGGAATTTGGGATTATCGTGATGATCCTGAGGGAATTTATTATGATTTAAAAAATTCGAATGAAAAGCGAATAAAAAAATTTAGTGAAAGAGCTCAATTTATTGATAAGCAAATGGAAAAATATAGATCAGATAGGATCTTAAAATTAGGAGCGATAGTCGAGCCTATTCCAGATATTAGTTAGGTAGGTTGTTTTGGGATTAGTTAATTCAGCACATTTAGTAGATATTGATTGGGATCAGTTACGTCCTTTATTAACTAGTACTGGTTTATCTTATACATATATAGATAACTGGAATATAAACCGAAGGACTATACTGGCACGTAAAGATGCTGGTAGTTATTATGTGTGTAATATTCGTATTACAGATACTAGTACTGGGTTTGTTGATCAGAAAGATTTTGATGATAATTTTGCTTCTTTTGCTAATTTGGAGGATTCTTTAGATTTTACAATACCTATTTCTGATTATTGGATACATACTAGTATACCTATGATATATGAGCCGCCTTCTAATAAAACTGGTGTTGCTGAAGGAGGAGAGGTTCTGGTAGCGGCTAAGGGGGGTATTTTAAATTATTCATGGATAATACCTAACGGAGAAACTTTTTATTTAAGACAGTTAGAATTTGGTGCTATTCAAATACATCATAGTATTCATCCTCTGCAAGCTAAATGTATTTTGTATTATCGCCCAAATGGGACTGCTATAGGACAACAAATTCTTGCTCCTATATTTTTGCAAGGTGAAAGTCATAAATATGTACATTTTAATAAATCTTTTGTAGGAGATGGAGTTGCTACTATGTATTTACATGTAGTGAATTTATCGGAATTTGTTATTGATTGTTTTCGTATGTTTAGGGGATATTATTGATGTATTTTTTAGGTATATCATCACTTGATTATCTCTTAAGATTTGCAGGGAAGCCTCCAACTGTTGATAATATTGCTGAGAAATACAAAGTATCTTCTGATTATATATATTCGATTGTTAAATATGATCCTAGTTTTGATTCTCATAGAGGTATTATCAAACCATTAGGTATGTGGTTATTGAAAAATGTTAATAAAGGTTACTTATCTAATGATGATAGATCTTTGAGAAATGCTGTAGTTAATGTATTATTTTTGAATAAACAGATTGATAAAAAAGGTGTATTTGCGGAAAAAGCAAAAGATGATTTTGAATTGGTAGATTGGGTAGAAAAGCATTTTAAAGGTTGCTCTGCTAGACAGATTTCTATTGCTTTTGATTCTATTGCGGATCTTAATAAAGAATCATATTTGCGAATGGCTCCGGAAGAGATTTTTAATATAGTAAGGAAATTTAAGCCTGAAAATGTATCGTTAGATAAATATTATAAATATAATGAAGATGCTGCGGATGATGTTAATGTTTTATATAATAAAGATGGTTGGTTGATTTTATTTCCTTTGACATCCGATGCTGCTGTGTATTTTGGTTCTGCTACAAAATGGTGTACATCAAATATGTCAAATTGTGGAAAATATTATGAAGAATATATGAGTAAAGGACCTTTATATATAATAATTGATAATAATTCTGGTCATAGATTTCAATTACATTATACAACTGGTAGTTTTATGAATGAATTAGATAGACCTGGAGCGATTTTATGGAAAAGTTTGGATGTACCTGATGAAGTAAATAATTTTTTGTATAATTTAACTGGATTAGGGATTTTTAATAAGGATTCTTCTTTATTAGAAAGTGAAAAGCAATTGTACAAATATATTATACTTAGTAATACTTATCCGAATGTTTATGCTGATATATTGAAAGAAGAATATATAGAAGGATTAAAAAATGGTTATCTTACTATGGATGAATATTCTTATATCATGTCACATTTAAGTCAAGATGAATCTGTAATGTAGGTGAGAGATGTATAATAAATGCTACACTAGTTGGGCAGATTTTAAATCTGCGATGATTTTGAAAGATGCTGTAGGTACTTTACAATATGAGGAGCTAGAGTTAGGTACCAGTACTGGGAGATATGCTCTTACGTTTTTTGATGATAATTTTGAAGGTTGCTATTTATTATATCAATCTGATACTTCGGATGTTGAAGATTTTGAAAATAATTATAAAGCCAATGCTAATAGATCTGTTTCTAGAGATTATTTTAAAATTAGGTGTAGTAAAGATTATACTATTACATCTACATCTACTGGTGAAGGACATACTGCTCTTGATGTATTCATTCACGGCAAACTGGATGATGTATATCATAATGATCTTCCTGGTTTAAACGTTGGGGATTTTAGACATCTTACTGAGAATGAAAAGAATGGTTTAACTGGTGGGACATCTACTGGATTACATACACATAATCATAATATATTGACTAATATCTTACCTGATCAGCATCATAATCAAGTTCATGCTATTGATGGATCTGATCATACTGGTACTTTAGATCATTCATCATTGAATGATGATGAGCCGGATAAACATAGAGTAATTAATGATGGTACTGTATCATCTACTGGTTTGTGGTCATCATCGAAAATACAGAATGAACTTAATGATAAATCTGATATAGGACATACTCATGTAGAGACAGATATTACAGATCTTGATCATGATGCACAAAAGATAAAAGGTGTTGTTGTTGATGATACTAACATATCGGATGGTAAAATCCTTAAATATGATAGTAGTACAGGTACTTTAGTTTATTCGGAGGATAACAGTGTAGGTGATCATGCTTTAAGTACACATACTGATGTTTCCTCAGAGTCTCCGGAGGATGGAGAAGTACTAACGTGGGAAAGTAGTACTGGACAATGGATTCCACAAAGTGTAGCGTTATCTGGTCTTGTTTTATCTTGTGTGCAAGCTAGACAATCAGGTATTATTTCTATTCAAGATTCTTGGACTGATATATTCTTAGATACTACTGATGTAGAGACTAGAGCTTCTGTGATAGAACACGATGATATTAATACAGATAGAATTCTTATAAAAGAAGATGGCTATTATCAAATAACATATTGTGTTTCTATAAACTCACCTAGTAGTAGTGATACTAGTGATATAAGTGGAAGATTACGTAAGAATGATACGGTTGTATTGAATGGTTCTGAAAGTGCTACATCAACATATAATGGATCTGGCCCACGCTTAGAGGATAGTTTAGCACAGACTATAATTACTTTTTTGAATGAGAATGATTTTATAACATTACAACTTAAAAAAGCATGTCCAATTACGTATACATTATATGGTCCTGTAGTAACTGTCATTAAATTAGATGGGATTAAAGGAGAAAAAGGAGATACTGGTAGTGGTATAGATGCAGAATATATACAAGGAACTTTTGTTGATGATACGAATAAGTCTGATGGAAAGGTATTAGGATATAATGCAACTTCTGGTAATATTGAATATTTGTCTCAAAGTGGTGCTAATGGATCTACTTGGCTTTTACATGGATGTGTTCGAAATGTTGGTAAGTATGCATCTATATTTATGAGTTTTGGTAGGGCTGGTGTTAATGCTGGTGTCGTCATGATTGATGATGGTGAAATTATTGGACTTAGTATTAGTATGTCTCAGAATCGTGTTGGAGGAACATGTAAGCTTCAGATTGCTATTAATGGAGTTTGGCAGACAAATCCAGATTATATTGTAATTATTGATGGAAATAATCCTAAAACAAACTTTAAAAAATTCAGTGTTCCCTTACAATTTAATGCTGGGGATGTTATTCATATGCGGACTGTAACGCATAATTTTAGTAATACTAGTAATGATGCTACTGGTGGATGTTTTATACAAAATAGGTGATTGTAAAAGATGCCATATGTAAAGATTAATAAAGCTACTCATATAGTTGAGGATGTATATTCAGAATCGGAGCAGCTTTCTTCAGAAGATACTTCCTTTGAGATACAAAGTGATTTCGTTTTTGATCCTATTGTAGATATTTCTATTTGGAAATATCTACAAGCAAGTACAGGATATACTTTTGTTTTTAGAGGATATAGAGATTTCTATGCACATGCGGAGTATAATGAGTTATCTTACGAGGATTTTATAACAAAGTGTGAAAGTCAGCATTTACCTATACAATATAAAGTGTTAACTGATGATGTAGATGATGTAGATAGAGCATATTATTTATATACATATGATGGTAATGAAAAATATTTTTGTAATATTAACATGATAGATTCTTCTACCGGGGTACTTGATTTTGATGAAAATTATATTCTTACTGGTAAGGCTAATCAGCCGCTTGCTCCGCGAGAGTTTTCAACAGGTATTATTAAATTTAAACCTAGGCCAGTTGAGGGTAAACTTTTTGTAAATCATTTGTATTTTACAACAGGTTTATCTGAATGTGATGCTGGTATTTATACTCATTATTGGACTATTACAACATCTACAGGATTTCCAGATATAGATAATACTGTTTTTTCTTCTGAAACATCAACAGGTATCACAATTGCTAGCTTTATTCCAGATTTTGATTATTACATTGATGGAGGGTATTGTTGTTTAAATTTATCGGATATTGTTACAACTACTGGTACTTTAATTCTACAGATGTATTTAGCACCTGCTATTCCCAGAGAATATGGTGGAAGTGTTATGTTTGTGGGTAATAAACGGTTTAAGCGGTGGAATGGCGGTATTTACAAGTTTGAATTGGTAACATCTCCGGCATTTGTAAGATATTATCCAGGAGTACCTTCTAATGAAATTAGGATAACTGTTTTACATGATGTTATAGAGAGGGTTGAGCTAGAGATAGGCTTACGGTTATATTTATAATTTTTTTCAAAGGAGCGGATAGGTATGTCTACTGAGATTTGGATGGCGTTGATTGGGTTGCTTGTATTATTTTAAGCGAAGAATGGATAAAGAAGTTGTAGCTAGTAATAATGCTTTGCTTGATGCAATTAAATCTATGGATAAAGGTTTAATGAATATTATGTCTAATCAATCAGAATTATTACGTAGTGTTAAAGATACGGTTGAATGGACAAAAGATATTCATAATAAATTTGATACGGATGGAGCACCTATATGGTATGTTCCTAGATCTTGGTCAGAGACACAGAAAGAGATTGTGGAAATGTTAAGAGAAATTTCTAATAAATTACAAAGATTAGATGATATTTTATCTAGATTAGATAGACGTTTGAATAACAAATGAGAGTGGATACAGAGATAAAAGAAAATAAGTTAATTTTGCGAATCTCTGAAGATATGTCTATTAAAGACTTTAGAGATTTGAAAATATCTATATATAATATTCTTGATGATAATGATATAGATGTTGTATTAGATATATCAGACTTAACATATATAGGTTCTTATGGGATTGGTGTAATTATTACTATACAAAAATTACAGGAAAAACGTAATAAAAGTTTTGAAGTTATAGCTAATAATAAAATAAAGTTAGCATTAGATCTTGTGGATTTGTCTTCTGTGGTTAAAATTGTTCAAAAATGAATAATGGTGATTTAATGATCGATAATAAATTTATAAAATATTCTAATATACTTCGTGAGGCTGATATAATTGTTGTATATAATAGACGTAGCTGGTTGCATCGATTAATTTATGGTGTGACTGGGTATAAGGCTGGGCATGTTCTTATTTATCTTTTTTCTGATTTAATAGCAGAAGCACAGATAAACGGTGTACGTGTTAAAAATTTAAAAAAATACAAAAAAACTAAGTATGATTTATATATTTTTCGATATAAAATGGTTGACGTTGATAAGTCATCTGCTATTATTGCATCCTCTTTAAAGTGTTGTGGGGAACGGTATGCTGTGTTACAATTAATTGCTATTCTTTTTAAATATCTTTTTCGATTAAAAAAGATAAAAGATGTTTCTAGAAAAGCAATGATATGTTCTGAATTTGTAGCTAGGGCATATAAAGATGCTGGTGTGTCTTTGTTTCCTAATAAGAATACGGCGGAAGTTGTTCCGTCGGATTTTATTCACAATGCTTTATTAGATAATGTGTTTATGCATAAAAGTTAAAAAATAGGTGGTAATAATGGCAGATAGATATTATATTATTAGTGAAAAGTTAGCAAATGCTATATTAAATTATTTAGTGAACAAACCATTTATTGAAGTAGCTCATATTGTTCAAGGTTTACAGGGATTATCTCCTTTACCTATGGATATGCAAAAACAATTATTTTTGGATGTAAAAGATCAGAAATCTCAAAGTAATAAGTAATGTGAGAGTAGTTGCAATAATACAAGCTAGGAGTAATTCCAAGCGATTACCTGGTAAGATTTTTAAACCTCTTGGTGGAAAACCTTTATTATATCATGTTATACAGTCTGTACGAGGAGATTTTGAGACTGTAGTAGCTATTTCTACATATGAAAAAAATGCTCCGTCTATTTTAGATATTTGTACAGATTGTCATTGTTCTTTGATTGCTGTATCTTGTTTGGAAGATGATGTATTATATAGATATTACAGAACAGCGTCTTTATTAAAAAGTGATTTTATAATAAGAATAACTGCTGATAATCCATTCATTTCTTCTTTTTTTGTTAAAAAAGCAATACAATATGCTTTAAAACTGGATACAGATTTTTTTCATTTTGAAGGTTTACCTATAGGAGTAGGAGTAGGTGTGATTAAATTCTCTGCTTTAGAGAGATGCTACTATGAAGCTTGTAGTTCATATGATAGGGAGCATGTTACGACTTATATGTTGAATAATCCGGATGAATTTAATATAGGTGTGTGTTATATTAAATATAAATATCCTATATCGCATATTAGATTAACAGTAGATTATGAGGAGGATTATAGAAAAGCTTTTTATATTTATGATAATTTATATAAGGAGAAAGTTCTTTCTTTAAAAGAAATTCTCAGATTTATTGAGAATGATGTTAAATATAAAGAAAAATTTTGTATTATTTAAGAATAACTGGAATTTCTTATATGTAATATTTTAAAAAAATTGGTGGTGCTTAGTTATGTTAATAAATATAGATACTAGATCTTTTTGGAAATATGCTGAATCATTGCAAGAAGATATATCTTTAGAAGATATATTTGCTTCGTGGATATCTATGAAAGATGTATCTATTCGAGAGGCAACTGCTTTATGGTTTGGTATTAATTCGGAAATACAAAATATATATCAATTTACACAAAGAATTGCTGATTATCAAAGTAATGGTTTAGCTCGCTTTACTGTGTCTGAAGAACATGATGGTGCGTATATTGAAATATATAGTGCTTATATTAGCATATCAGAACTCAGGCATAGTTTAGTTGTGACGGTTATAAGAAGTGTAATAGATCCTGAATTTGAAAAAAGAGTAAACAGAGCGATAACACAATATTTAGAATATACTGTTTTTGCTCCTGAACAGCTTGAGAAAAAAATAGTAGAAGAAGATATTATAGATAAATTACAAATTGCTTTGGATAGTGATGATTTTGTTGTGCTTATTGGTACATTGTTTGCAAAGATATGTGATCCTAAAATACAGTCAATACAATTGTATGCGGAACTTAAAGATAGAGCTTATGGCGGTAAAGTGATTGCTACTGGGATTGAAATATTACATAGGAAGAGTGAGTTTGATCCTTTTATTAAGTATGATACTGTAATAGATCGTAATCAACGAAATGATCAAAATAGTTTTGAAGAAATAGGTTTCAAATAAAAGATCGAAGTTTTATGATAATGATATTATTTTATGTTTCATGATAGTTCTGTTTTGAAATTGTGTAAGTATTTCATATATATGTTCATTTTGTATTTCGATATTTGATCCGTCTTTTATTAGAGTAGTTATTTTGTTTCTTTTTTTTGAATTCACTTCTTCTTTTGATGCCTGTCCTATGATTTTTATGAATGTTCTATTACTTAATCCATTTCTTATGAATTCATAACATAGATCTTGTATATTCGTAATTAATATACGTTTGATTTTTTTCTCAACGAGTGCCATGATTGTAATGATAATACTTTCATTGTTTACTACTTCTCTTGTGTACATAAAATATCTGCTGTAAGCTAAATGGGGATATTTTATCATATGAGGTAGGGTTTTTTTGTCGTATACTGTATTATGTATTGCTTCTTTTTTTAGTTGAACGAATTTTTTAGTACGTTTTATAGCGTTTTCTTTGGGAAAGGGTTGCCATTTTTCAATATATGTTCCGGTTAATTCTTCTGCTTGTGTGGGAGATAGTAAGTATGGATCATATTGGAGTACCAGATCATATAACCATATAGGATCCCATTCTGGTGGAGATTCTATACCCCACTCGTTTATTGAATTGTAGAAACGAGTAATTGCAAAACGAACCATATCAAATACTTGAAGATCTCCTAGTTTAGTTTTGAATATCTTGGTGTTTTCAATATACTTGTCTTGAAATGATAAAATGTTATTTTTTCTCATAAAATCCTCCTATTATTATGATATAAACAAAAATGTACAAAGTCAACCGTCTTTCGAAAAAATCCTTAAAATTTTAGATTTTTTTATAGATTTTATATTGAGCTATAGGATATTTTTATATTGTATATATAGGTGGTGGTTTTTTATGCGTGAATTAGAACAGAGTTTTTGGAAATATGCTAAGAATTATCCAGGTGTAGCATCTTTAGATGCTGTATTTTTTAAGTGGGCCTACTTGCATAATTTGTCGGTAAATATTATGAATGAATTATGGAGTCATTATATTTATAAAAGAGCATTGTGTGTACTTGGTCGGGATAAAAAGAGTGATGTACATGTTGAAGTCTCTGGTCCTGAAGAGGAAGTTAAAGGTATTTTACAAGGAAATGTATCTTCTAATTTAGGGAATACACAGGAGAAAGAGACTAGGAAAGAAGAATCTCCTGTATCTGATCTTACTTCGGAGGTAGAGCAGGCTTTATCGAAAGTTGAGGAAAAAAATACGAAAGAAAATGTAAACAAGAAACCAGAAGAAGAGAATAAATCTACATCTATTTTACGTGGAGAGTTAGGGAAGCCAGAGGAGAATACTACAGAAAAAAATGAATCAAAAGAAAATACTGCTGAAGAGGGTGTTCTAGAGACACCATCGACAGGAATGTCTTATTTTTAATAATATATTAAAGGGGTTTTGTGATGACTTATACAGGTTATATCAGATTTATTTCTGAAGATGGAAAAATGGCATTGGTAGAGGAAACAGAAAGTGGTGCTGACTACTTTCATAGGTTTGCTATAATTAATAGTCCTACTGGTGCTTTTAGTTCTTTTTCTAGGGGTGATGAGAATCCAGATACAAGGGATGCAGATACTATTAATTATGTTTATAATTCTTATTCAGTTAATAGTAATGGTAGGGATGTAACTCTTACATAAATTTAGGTGGTCTACGTGGATCTTGTTAAACTAGAGGAATTAATAAAATATGACTATTACAGTCATTTATATCCGGAGATAGATATTCGATCATTTCTACAAAAGCCTATTGTGAAAGTTTCTGCGGATTCTAGACGTAAGTCTGCTGCTCCTTTGACTTTGCCTCCGATTGGTGGAGTAGATGAACCAGGAGCAGGAATGGGAGGAACAGCCCCTACAAATATTCCAGGTGAGATAACGCCTCCACCTCCTGATGCAGCAGGTGGTGTAGGAAATGTTGGGGTTGGGGGTATGTCAGCTCCTACTGGTGTTCCTATGTCTAAGGATAATACTTTATCAGATAAAGATAAAGAAAAGATTCAAAGAACTATATCTGATATAGAAAATTATATAAATAATATCAAGCAGACTGTAAAATCAGAGCTTTTGAAAGATGAAATTCTTGCTGAGATAGATGTCAAGTATGAAAAGCTTAAGAAGGAAATAGAATCGTTTAAAGAACGTCGGATTCCACAACGGAGTTATTTTGATACAGAAGGAGCATATAGACATCGTCTATTTGATATAGCTGTTCGTGTTTTGGATGAGGTATTACCACAATTGTTTGATGCTGTTCCAGAGTATGATTTTATTTCTAGTCAGGTGAGCAGAACTTTTGAAGATGGTACAGTAGCGGATGCATTAGTAACTATACAAGCTACTGTAGTGAGAGATGGTATGAAATATCAATTTTTTGTAGAGGTTCCAGTTTTAAATGGATTAATGATGTATCCTCTTTACGTGAAAAGAGGACAAAGAGTTATTCCTCTAACTAAGGAGGAGATTCAAAAGGAATTAGCATCTATGTCTTATAGACGTATGGATATAGATACTCCTTATGAAAAAGAGAATTTATTTAGTAATATTGGGGAGAATATTCATAGAAAACCAGATACACAGAAATGGTATAAGGTTCGACCTAATGTTTATAAACCTGTAAGTGTTCCTAAACAGCATTTATATAAAACTGACAAGCGGTTATAAATAGTGAATAATGATAAGTTTTATACAAGTGATTTGACGCTAGCTATATATCTTGCTTATAACAATATTAGATTTGCTAGTACATATGACAAGAGTAGTAAGTCATGGGTATTTTGTGATAGTGATAAGTGTAAAGAATTAGAGATGAGTTTGCGAAATGGTGAAGCAATGGTGGAAGTTATAAAATATGAAAGTTTACGTAGAAATTTAATAGGGATGGCTAAGGATAGGTGTGGATAGTAATAATGTAGAGTTGAAGGACATTTTAGATATTCTGCATGAGATATTGAGTTGTGTTCGGCATATTGATGAGAGTGCGGGTTCGATGGTCAAAATGCAGCATATTATTGACTCAGAGAATTCTACTGAAAAGAAGGTAAACAAATGGCTGAATGCGCTAGAAAGAAAACAGTTGAATTCATAAATAAAGAAAAGGTTACAGGTATTTGTATTGAGGTTCCTACTATTATGTATATGAAGTTTAAAAAGAAAGCTGCGTCGGAGGGTTTTTCTGTAAAGAGAGCAGTATGTAACCTTATGGAATTATATGTAAAGGGTGATCAATTTTTTATTTCTACGGATGATTAAATTGTGGAACAGATGCAGAGAGATCAACATCGTTATGATTTAGTAGAAAAGTATAGACATAATAAGGATGATAGAAAGTTTCCTCCTGTAAAGGAAAAGACAGTAACACAAGGAGATACTTATCCTACAGATTTAAAAACAGAGACAGATGAATATTCTACGAGTGAGATAGATACAGTATGGTCAGATGATTCATATGAGAAAAGAGTATTTTATGATAAGAATATGTATACTAAATTTGCTGGGTTTGATACACTTGATGATTTTTTAGATTATTATAGGTATTGATGTGGCTACATGTAAAGTATTTGGATATATTCGAGATGGTGAGGAGCTTCCGGTAGAAGGAGTTCTTGTTCAATTTATACCGGTTGCATTACCTGCTATAAATGTTTCTTCAGGAGACATAATACAACCACGTGTGCTGTCTGCTGTTTCAAGTTCAACTGGATATTTTTATAAGGATTTAAGAATTAATACAGATTTTACTGTTATTATAAAAGCTGCTGGCTTAAAAGAGACTATTAGAATACCGGATGCTAATGAGGTTAATTTGTTTGATTTAACATCTACATATGTGAGTGGTGATCCTACACCTGAAGATACTAATGAGGATACTTGGTGATTATTGTGAGATGGGCTCATTTTGACAGATTACCAAATGTACTAAATGTAATGAATCGATTTCATGTATTGGATCGTACTATAGATCGCAATCGTGTAAAGATGGCTGCGTCTGGATCTCCTTGTACATATTGGAGAAATACAGCGGTATCTTCTCTTATTAAAAGGCCTTCTAATGAATTACCTTGTTATTGTTGGGTTCCTCCTCAAGGATGTGATACTAGTGTAGCAGATCGTGCATCGCCTGATAGAGGACATTTCTTGTGTATGGGTACAGGTATTCTGGGGGGTGGATCTATATCTGGTATAGGAGATGATCTTCCTGCTGTTGGTGGCTATCAGAAATATGGTTATGTAGAATTGACTATAAGTACGCCTTCAGAGTTTACTAGATCTTCAAATAATATTGTAATAAGCGGTAAACGTGGTAGTAAGTATGTTATAACTGGTGATTCGACTGTAGAATCATTGACCACAGAACGTTATGAGTTATATAATTTCAAGGATGTGAATCACTTTTTAATTAATGAGGCAATTGATCCTGATCAAAATAGAATAGAATATGAGTATACTACTGATGATTCTAATTGGGTACAATTAACATTATCTCCTTATACAGATAGTAAATTGGCTAATAAAAAAGCTGAGTTTAATTTGCCAGAGGGTACTGAATATATACGATTTAGAATAACGTTGAGAAAACGTTATTCTAGATCACAATCTCCTCGGTGGAATTCTATTCGATTTAGATATAGGATACATAAGACATTATATGAAATTGACTCTAGATTTAATATTCATGTTCCTGCTTTTTTAGCAGCAAGACAGGCACAGACTAAGGAAATTGAGCAAGGTGAATATGGTTGGAAAGTTAAATTTCCGTTGGATTGGTGGGTATTGCCAGAAGCTGATATACAAGATACTGATGTTATGATGTTTTTGCAAGGTTTGTATGCAAATTATAGGTTTCAGATTCAGAATGTCAAGGAATATGTGTATGGTCAATATTTACAATTATTACATAAGGATTTCCGAACAGAGTTGATACGGGATAAACATAGTTTATTAGGTATAATACATTTTTTGATTTAAATTTTTGAAAGTGAGGTGTGATTATGGATTTTATAGGAATTTCATCTATAGATGAATTGATAAAAATAGCGAAGAAATTAACCACAAAGGAAAGAAATGCTCTGCCTGATTCTGCATTTGTTTTTCCGAAGGAACGTAAATATCCCATACATGATGAATCTCATGCTAGGTCTGCATTGCAGAGAGTATCTCAATTTGGAACACCAGAAGAGAAAGCTAAAGTAAGAGCAGCGGTTAAGCGTAAATATCCAAATATGAAAGTTGAAGATTAAGATTGCTGTTTTTATTAAGTGATTTTATGATTTAATAAAAGTGGTGACTTGACTTGGCTTAATATTTAATCTAAATATGTTATTATTTAGATTGTCAATAAAATTTTAATAATTAAGTAGGTGTTTTATTATGGATAGATATCTTATTGAGAGTTTAGCTAAGAAATATGCTTATCAAGGCATGGATTTCAATAAAGTATTGAGTGTGTGGGCAGATAGTGGATTAGATATAAACGGAATCAGAGAGCAAGTATATTATGATATAGGTAGAAGAGTAACTGCTGATGAGGCTGCTGAATTATATAGGATAGGATCGAAAATGCTATATGATTATACGTATGATACTGCGGATTTTGAAGTTTCTTCTGGTAGGTCTGATCTTATACCAGAGCAAGTTAAGAGGCGACAAATGAAATTTAATCCAGCTAACAGGAAGTTGATGCATCGAGTTGGTCCTAATTTATACAGGGATAAGTATGCAAAACGCTATTGGACTTTGAAGGAGCGTATGGGCGAGGATGGGCGTAAATCAATATATTTGGTAGCTATAGAAGAGCATTCGGATGGTATTAAAACTGCACAGGATACTCAACAAAATGTACAACAAGGTCAACAGAATAATCAACAAACACAACAAAATACGCAAGGTACCTCACAGCAAAATGAGCAACAAGGAACGGATCCTAATAAATTATTGCAGATTACACAAGAATATAATCCATGGGCAGAAGCTGGTACTGCAAATCAATAAAATGTGTGATATTTAAGTGCGTGTAATTAATACTATTCCAATAGATACCTTTATTAAAAGGACAGCGAAGACAGAGATACTGTTAATGGGTATACTTGTTGATGCTGAGGATGGCACAACGGTTGTACCTGCTAATTGTCCTGCTAAGGGTAGAGAAGATAACTATGGTAAGGATGATAAAGATAGACCAGCATGTGTTTATAAAAATACTGTATGTCCATATTTTGAGCAATCTATGTTTGCTCTTAATGATTTTACTAAGAGAATATTTTGTACATTTGAAAAATAATATTCCAAAGACAGGTATTGTATATTGATAGGATTTAATGCACCATTCTTGCCAGAGAATCAAGTTACTGCTTTATATGATTTTAGTTTTTATAAAATACAGCAGCAAACTAAAACTATTCTTGTAGAAATGCTAAAGAATTTCTTTTGTTCAGCTAATACTATATATAAGTTACAGTTTCCAGATATTGTAGAGATCCAAAATAGTAAAGATTTAACGAAATTATTTATTAGTCGAGATTTTCCTTATGAAGAGCGTAAGGTTCCAATAATAGTAGTATCTTTGAAGAGTGCTAAGGAAAATAAGATGTATATAGGAGCTGATAATTTTCTTACGTATATAGAGAGGAAGACATCTACTGGAAAGGTTGCTATACCTTTGTATCATGGGGCAGTAGATTTATCAATGTCTTTGATTATAGTAGCTAGATCATCAGATGAGCGTATGCATCTTGCTGAATTATTAGGAATGTGCTTTACTCATTATTATAGATGGCAATATTTTTATACTACTGATGATGGTTATATGTTAAGTATTGTGCCGTCAACTACACCAGTTGACTATGGTTCAGAAAGTGAAACGACAGATGTCTCATCGGATTCTTTATTATATATAACAGATTTGATTATAAATCCGTTTGTTGAGTATACTTTTACAGATCTTGAACATTTGCATTATTTGGAGGATTATAATGTTGATCCTGAAAGTGGTCCTATTGAAGTGTTCAATGATCCGTAGTTTCAATTTTTCTATTGTGTAGCCTTAAAATTTGTGTTCTATATATTAGTTTTTTCTATAGAATATTGTTAGGAGCTTTATTATGGCTGGTTTGGGATATAGATTACCTGGTACAACTATTGAAGAAGTTACACAGCCTACGACTGTTAATGTATCTTCATCGCAGAGGATACCATGTTTTATAGGTATTGCAAGTGATTATATTAGGGTAAATTATGAGCGTGTTGTTAGAAGTTCAACTGGTTTGGTTGATGATTTAGCGTATACATCCAATGGTATTTATCAGGTAATTCAAGTAGGATCGCAAAGAGGATTAAACGATTATATAGAAGGTGTTCATTTTAATCTTACAAATGATCAAATTGTGTGGACATCAAGTGGTATTGTAACTCCAGGAGCTACTTATTTTGTATCGTATAAATATAATAGATTGTATGATCCAAATAATTTGACTAATCCTGAGTTGAATGATTATAGGTATAAAGAATTTACCAACTTTGAAGATGTGGTTGCGGATCTTGGAGAAGATATTCCTGATCATCCATTGGTTATGGTATGTAAAATAGCTCTTACTTTTTTCAATGTTCCTAGAGTAGCTACGGTTCAGATTAAGTCTGAAACTACTACTAATTATGCTAATGCGCTTGATTTGATTAAATATAGAGATATACAAACAGTAGTACCTTTGACGACTAGTGCTGCTGTGCGTACTGCAACAATAGCACATGTTACTGAAAGAAGTTTACCCGATAATGGTAGATATAGAATGATGTGGGCAGGTGCTGAGGCAGGTACTCCTGTAGGAAGTGAAAGTGATCCTACATCCTTGAGGGGTATAGCTGCTAATATTAAGAATGAGCGTTGTGTCTTTGTAAATGCAACAAGAGCTAGGTATTATTATAATGATCCTGACACAGGAGAGGAGTTATCTACTACAGTAGATGGTTCTTTTATTGCTGCGGTTTTGGCAGCATATCGTGATTCTTTTGTATATCCAGCAACTACATTGTTAGGAAAGACTGTTCCTGGGATTGAGCTTTTTGATGAAGATTTTGATGACTATTATTCAGAGGAACAATTAACGTTGTGTGGTGGTAGTAGCTTGTTTATAGTACAGTCTGTAGCAGGTGTAATGAAAGTTGTAGATGATTTAACTACAGATAATTCTACAGTCGAACGTAATAACATTAATATAATCACAGCGAAGGATTATATTGCTAGAGATGTTGCTATTCAGATGGATAGAACATTTAAAGGTAGATTGATATTAGATTCAGGCGCGTATACGAATACTATTCGTAGTTATTTAGCTACTATGTTTGCTACTTATAGGAGAGCATCTATTATTGAGAGTGTGAAAACTATAACTGCTACTATTTCTCCATTGCGGAGAGATACTGTGGATATTTATTATGGTTATACTGCCATTTATACACATAAATATACTGATGGTACTTATTCATTAGTAACTTAAATTGATTGGAGGATTTATACTATGGCTGATGATAGTGTTTGTAAAGTACAGTCTAATAGATTATTGCCTTTACATATTTCTGAGGTTGAAGAACAGCAGCTTTCAGGTGGAGGTAAACCACATTCTGCGATTCAATCTATCACAATGGGAATCCGGGTTGGGGCACAGAAATGGGCAATTGGTTATATAAAAAAGTTTTCTTTTTCTGCTAAAAGGAATGCTACACCTATCTATCAGATAGAACCTTATCCTGGTATTAAGGGAGATGATGAACAACCACCTGCTGGTATTAGTACTGATTTTACTACATTACCTGATGGATATACACATTTCTGTGAAAACACAGCATATTATCCTGGTGAGGCAGTAGAGGTTATTCCTGGTAAGATGGAACCTATGGAACTTACATTAGATAGGTATGCGGTATATACTGCTAATCTACTGGCAGCAGTGATGCGTGCGACAGGAGGTGGGGTATATACTAATGCATCAGGACCTCCACATGTGCCTGTAGGAGATACAGATCCTATTTTGTATGTAAATCTTTTACAACAGGTAAGACCATTTGATATTTATCAAGTATTTGTTTCTCCTCTTACTGGTGGAGTTTTGTGGGGTAGGAAATTTGGTGGATGTTGGTTTACTGAGATTAGTGAAGATGTGCCAGAGGCAAAAGAGAATATGGCTATTTTAGAAAATGGCAAGGTTCAGGCTACTTATATGAGGCCGTTGACTACGTCTATATAATATTTTTTTGTTGTTTAAAAATTAAATAAAATAAAAGGAAAATTAAATGAAACCTAGAATAATTAATCCTATGCCAGAGGCTATAGGAGAGCAAGTTATAGCCCCTGAAGATTTACCGCAAGTACAACCTAATCAGAAAAAGCAGGATATATCCGAGTCACAGGAATTATCTGGAAAGGATATGCAGAAAATACAAGAGCAGACGGACCAGATGATTGGTAAGGATATAGATGCAGAGATTCTAAATGAAAAAATCCGGCAAGATATAGATGAAATAAAAAGTAAAGGAAGTAAAGTTCCTGCTCCAACAAGTCCAAAAGATGTATTACTAAATCTGATTGCAAAAGGTGAATATAAAGAAGATAGAGAGATATTTGGACATACATGGACGATGAAGGCTTTGAATCAACGTGATATGGTAATAATCTTTGGGGAGTTGCAAGATGATGTTACAACTACAGTAGGACAGTTATCTACTTTAGCTTTTTTACAAGTTGTTTATTCTATTGAAGCTATGGATGGTATTTCGGTTTATGAGTGGTTTACACATCTTGTTAAACGTAGTGATTTTGATAGTATTGAAGAATATAGAGCTGCGGTTAGGAGAGTTCTGAAGAGATATATATATGAAATGCCTCCAGAATTCATAAGACAGTTTGATGTTGCATACAATGAGATCGAAAGGAATAGGAATAAAGCATTTAGTGAATTAAAAAAAAATTAGAGAATCCGATTGAAAAGTGGCAAGAGTTATCGAATTTATTAGGTGATTCCTTTATTAAATACTATGTTTGTGTATATAATAGGTGGAATCCATATTCGGATGAAGTTAAGAATATTCCAGATATTTACTGGATAATTGCTTTTAATTTCATACGAATGTTTAATAAACATGATTGGGACAACTTTTATTTACCTCAAGCAGAGTTAATTGGTCAATTAACTCATCCAGAAATATATACAGAATATTTGAAATATAAGAAGAAGAAGCAAAAAAAGGAAGAATTAAAAGATGGTGATTCTTATACTTCTGTAGCTCCAGATGGTACAATCATTGGAGGAGGTGTGTCAAATGCTCATTTTGATCCAACAATTGGACTTGTAGATGAGAAGGGAAATCTTATATTTACTAAAGAGAAGTATAAAGATTTACTGGGTTTAGATGGTTTTGCTGTTACATATTAAATAATATTTGAGGAAAAAGTTATGGCTAAAGGTGAAGGGAAAAATACACCAAAAGATATATATGATATATTTGAACAGCATCGTACTCGTCAAGCTAAGATGAAGGCGGATATAGGCAGGATTATTAATATAGATACTGGGACTGGTGATTTAGCTGAGATACTTACTGAGTTTCGTACTATTATGAGTAGGACTAAAGATGGTCTGTCAGCGATGTTAGCTCATATAACTCCTGCTCAACAATATATTCTGGAATCTGGTAAAAAGTCTGCTGCTTTGAAAGCTATGTATAAACAAGCTAGTGATACTATTAAGTCTATAGTAAGCCAAGGTCCCTTTACAAGGGGAGAGGCTTTTAAAAAGGCAGGATTAATGATTTATAGATTATTATCTTCTGGTTCTAAATTGGCGGAAGATTTAGCTGTTGGTATAGCAGGTGTGAGTATGAGTGTTGTTACTTTCTTAAACAAGAAAGTAAGTCAAGCTATGGGAAGTATTTCAGGTGCTTTTACTGCTATTACTTCTACTGTTACAGATGCTATGCGGGCAATTGGAGGTCCTAATACTCTTGTAGGTAAAGCTGCTAATATGGCAGATAGTATTATGCAGAATTTTATTAATGCAGCTATGGTCTTATTTAGGGATACTTTAGCTATCCGTAAAACTATTCAGGCAGCGAAAGTGCAAGCTGGTACTCCTGCGGTAGGAGGGAGTGGTGTTGTTCGTGAAATGCGTGGTATGATGTGGGGGCTAGGTCGAGATGCAGCTCAAAAATGGGCTACATCTTTGATAGATGTTGGTGTAGTTGCTGAGAGTAAGGTATTACCCGAAATTGTACGTGTAGGTCTGGCTACTGGTCAATCTACTAGTCAAGTTATGGAAGGATATAGTAAGATGTTAGCATTAACTAATAATGCTAATGAAGCTGCTACAATGCTTCATGATACTTTCCGTGCTGCTGGTGCAGCGGCTAAGGGTACACATTTACCTGTTAAAGAGCTTGCTAAGTGGATACAAACAGCAGGTGCTAATTCTAGATTTTTAAATATTGATATGAAGGGTGTATCTGCTACATTACAAATGATGACAAGTGATCAAGAGAAATTGAATGCTATGGGGATTAGTATGCGGTTGCATGGCAAGAAGATTCTTGAGGATTTAACATCAGGTGCAAATAAAGCTACTGATGCTCTTCATGTATTTTATGGTACTAAGGGTGGTACATCTGGTTTAAGTGCAATGGAAGGATGGGTAGAGTCAAAATTTGGTGCAGGTGCCTCTACTACTTTAAAGGCAACTGCTGGTGGTGGTTTTGAAATGGAAAAGGCTTCTGGTACACAGATGTTGGCTCAACGTTTAGAAGTAATGAAGAAGACTATGATGGATGCTGCTAAGGGTGCTAGTACTGATTCAGAAAAATTATATATTCAAATGAAAGTAGCGCAGGAGACTTTTGGAATGTCAGAGGAGACTGCAAGATTAATGGCTGGTAAGGATCTGGATGAGATGAAAAAGATTGCGGAGAATCCAAAACTTGCACAGAAATTTGATAATACTAGAAAATTGATGCGTGATCTTAGGGGTATAAATGAACGGCAGGAACAAATACAAAGAGCTCTTGCAAATATGTCTATGAATCAGGTAGATATGTTAATATCTGCTGTAGGTTTTTTAAGTACAATAGCAGCGGCTGGAGTTCTTACTGCAGCAGAGGCGGTGGAAATACCGACAGACGAGGGAGCGATGGCAGAGCTCAAGACATATTTGCAAACTAAATCTGTAGGTTTTATGACGAATATGGGAAAGAGTGTAGAAAATATGGTAAAGCAGTTTGATGTTGTTACTAGTGTTTTGGGTGGTGTTATACCTGAAGCAACAAAGAGATCGTTGGCTAAGTTAAGAGAGGATATAAGTGGTGGGAGAAAAGGTATAATTTCAAGTATAGTTGGTGGGACTGGGAGTAGATCTGGGAGTGAATCTAGTAATGCATCAGGAGATTATTATGGTGGATATTTGCCCCAGTTAGCAGTTGGAGGTAGTTTAGGGTACGGAGCTGTAGTAAATGAGTGGGGGAAATTTGAATCTATTCTAGGTGGATTAGGTACGGCTGTGGAAAAGGAGGGTATGTTGTTATTGGCTCCTGGAAATAGAAGAGTTGTTTCTCACAGAGATACTATGGAAAAGATTAATAAAATGACAGAGAGTATAATTGAAGATGTGATAAGTAGTGAATATAAGGATCAGTTTAGTGGTATTCTTGCTAGTACTTTATCGTCTGCAGCAGCGGGTTTTACTGGTTCTCCTGTTATTAAGATGGAAGTTCCCGAGACACCAAAAACCGCAGTAACAACAACAAAGACTGGTGGTTCTGTTAATATTAATATAAATATTAGTGGTTATACTTCTCCAGAAGAAGTAGGTAATATGATTACAGATTTAATGTTAAAAAATGTAGGCACTGTATAAAAAATATAAGATAATTTAAAGGAAGATATTTATGAGCTGGTTAGATACATTGTCAGAGAAATATAATACAGCTAAAGATGCTGTATTATTAAATCCAAGAGGATTTACCCCATTTCAATTTTCATCTAGAAAGATGCAGATTAATACTACGCAATTGGGAGGTCTTATTCCGGATAATCCGATTAGTGATCTCTTAAATGAAGCGATGTCTTGGTATGAAATGTGGATAAATCCAGAGAAAGTAGCTATGAAGCGTCCTATTAAAAATAAGATGCAGCATACTGCTGGGAGTATTGTAACTTATCATTATAGACCTGATGTTATTACTATGTCAGTAGCTGGTAAGTGTGGATGGATAATGATACCTCCTTATGAGGAAGAGGAGAGTAAGGCATTAGGGTTTAAAAGTTCTAGATTATCTGGAGCTTTGTTAGGAGGGGCAATTGGAGGAGCAACAGGTTCAGGAACAGCCGCATTGGTAGGAGCAGGAGTGGGTGCAGCAGTAAGTAATAAGCGGAATATGGCATTATGGGATAAAGATAAGTTTATGATGGATCCGGGTAAAAATAATTCTCCTAGAGTTTTTTTAAAGAGATTACGTGAGATGGCTGAGGAGCCTATGTATTTTGTAGATTTACATGGAGTTGAGCATTATAATACTAAGTATATAAAAATATATACTAAACAATATCCAACAGGAGTAGTTTGTGAGGGTTATTATAACAGTTTTAATGTTCCTGAAGAGGGAAGTGATGATCAAACTATAGCATATGATTTTGATTTTATAATTGAAAGAATTGTACCTATTTCTACTTTACAGAAGATGGCTGGTATGTTTGGGAATAAAGGAACAGCACTTGGACGTGCTATGAGATCTATACCGGGGTTATCATAGTGGCTTGGGTAAAAGAAGGACCTGGATTTAAATGGCCTAACTGGCATTGTCCTATTGACTTTAAAAATCCTCAAGTTTCTTGGGAATATGGTAAAGTTTTTGGTACATGGGATGTTACTTTTGATCCTGCAGAATTTGAGAGGGAGGCTCCTGATGGTACGACAATGATAGGACTTAATCCAGAGTGTAGGGTCTTTATTTGTGGTGCAGAGGTTACTAAGGATATAAAAAATGTTAGTATATTGAATTCTTTTGATGGGAATACATGTAATATTTCTTTGACTAATCCTAGAGGTAGATATACTATAAGCAGATCTGATTTGAGAAAAAAATGGAGAGAAGATAAAGATATATTAGCAGCATATAGTTATGACATATTTGATAAACAGGATCCTTTACAGTTCGATAGTTTTATGAATCAGGTAGGTAATCTTGCTTTAGGTAAAGATAAATGGGAAAAGACAAAAGCTGGTTTAGATGTAGCTAAGACTGCTGGAAAGTTGTTTTTTAAATCTAGAGTTCCTACAGTGCGTGGTGTAACACGACAAATATTTGAGGTCAAACATTTTAGTGGTATAACTAAGAGAATTGGAGATGTAGTATTTGATTATAGGGATCCTGTATATGTATTCCTTAAAGGGAGGTTTTCTTCTTATTGGTATTTTGGATTTACTGGTATTATTACTGGATGGGATGATGAGTATTCTTATGGTAGTGCGGAAGAGATAAGATTAAAGTGTGAAGATGTTTTATCTATATGGAAGAGGGCTAAATTAACAAAGAAAGCTGCTTTTTATCCGAAGGCCAGGATGGAGACTGCTCTTTCAGATTCTAGTAGTAGCACAGCCGCAGAGTGGGCTAGTGATGCTGCTGCACGGTTGGCATTACCTGATTTAATTAGATATATAGCTTTTTCTAGGAATTATGGACCCAGAGTATTTAATTGTCATATAAGTAGTCCAGGTATTTATAAAGGACAAGAATTAATTAGATTGGATAAACCAGAGAAATATAGAGATGCTGTTAAAAATGTTAAGAAGTATTGCAGTATAGGTGAGCAATATATGTTTACCGAAAATTGGAGTTTTGTTAAATCTCATAAGCATACTATTAAGACAAGTAAAATAAAATTTCCTGTTTCTATGTATTCTGATAAAGATGTAAAGGTAGTTCCTTTTGAAGGAGGTCCTAATCAATTACCTTTTAGTCCTGATCTTGCTTTATACTTACAGTATAATGAAATAGAGTTACCAGAGTTTAGACCTAAATATTTAAGTGGTTTCTTAGATACTTCTGTTCGTTTTTGGGAGATGCATCATAAATTACAAAAGGGTTTTACTGCTAGTAGTGTTGGTACTGGTTGGCAAGATAATAAGGCTTTTGGTGTTGCAGGAATACATCCTGCTCTTACATATGATGCTGTTAATAATTTTAATATAATCGAAAATATATGGAAACAGTGTCATTTGTATCAGAAAGCTTTACAACAAGCTGTATTATCTCCTCTGGATAAAATAAGAGAAAGTGTAGCAGGGTCTCCTACAGAGCAACCTAGTTCTGGAAGGAAAGTTACAGATAGTACAACTGTAGAGGGTACTCAATATAATTTATTCAGGCCTAGGTTATTTTTAATACTACCTCAAAAATTTGCGAATAGAATAAAAGCAAGTGGTGATGGGGTTATAAAGCAACTTGGTAAATTATTTGATGAAGAGAAAGCAACTGTACTTTCTTATTTACGAGAGAAATTGAAAGGTATAGAGTATATTACTTATGCTAGTCCTATGGGTGATATATTTATAGAGCCAGAAATGTATGATTTTCATCCACTTGAGTTTTGCCATGAAATAGATTCAAGATCAATTATACAGAAAGATATGCCAATTGCATTTAGAGATATAACAGAGGATTTAGATAAAAAGGCTGTTAAGAGATATGATCGTGCTTATTTTTATAATCCCAAGGCTAACCATCCTTATTTTCTGATGAATAAAGACATGATCCGCTGTACACAGACTTTCAAACATGAGATGATATATACTAGTGTTATTATAATAGGATCTATGACGGAGCGAGGAGGTATTATAAATCCTAAATTAGATGCAAAGATACAAAAAGCAATTACTTTTATGGAAGGTAGAGCTGGTGCTAGGAGCAGTAGTCACTCTAGTTCAATAAGCTATGGAATATATGTAGCACATGGTATGGAAAGATATCTTCAAGCAGTTGTTGACTACGAAGGTTCTTCTAAGATGATAAAGAAAGATTATGATGTTCTTCTTAAGTTGGCATTTTCTAATTTATTATCTAGCGGATCATCTGAGTTTAAAAATATTAAGGAGCTAGTGAGCGAGGCTTTGAAGGCTGTTAAAAAGATTAAGTCTAATCCAAAATCAGATGCAGCTAAATCGGTTACGGATAATACATATGTATATGATGCTGAAAAAATAAAAGCACTTTTTAAAGATAAACAGAAGGCAGATGATTTATTGAAATCAAATGGTGCTTTTCATGTTTTACAACCACATGAAAGTAAACGGATAGATCAGCTATTTAATGTAGGGAATCTTACTAGGAGAGGTGCTACTGCAGAAGCAAAGAAGAGAAGAAAAAAACAGAAGAGTATATTAAAGCGGTTATTATCTACAGATATTGAAGGTGTTGATTTTGGTAATTATGTAAATTATATGAATTCTAAGGAAGATTTCGAGCTTAGATTTGATGTCAAAAATCAATATTTTGAGGATACTTTTGGTGTAAAGATGGATGTAGTTAAAAGTATTCTGCAATTGTACATTTTATTGTTAGTAGAGAAAGGTTCCGAAAAAAAGAATAAGGAATATCTTTTTTTCAGAAAGCAGTGGATCGCTTTATATAAAAAAGATAAGGCCTTGAGGGAACAACATGCATTAGGGGAAAGTGTTGGTAGAGTAATGACTCCTCAAGATGAAAAGAAATTAGCAGAAATGGGTTTGTACATCCCTAGGTTAGATATGATAAAATTGTATGGATATAATCCAGCAGATCCTATTTCTAATCCATATATAGAAAATAGAGGAGAAGCTACTACTTATGCTAAATCTGTATTTAATCGTTTTTTAGGTAAGGCTTTTGAGATTCATATTGATTCTATTGGTAGACCTGAAATGTTTTTGAATAGGACATGTTATTGTGAATTTAAAGATGCTATTGGTTTAATAACAACATGGTCTATTAAATGGGAGCAGGGAGGAGATTTCAACACATCACTTACATTGAGTTATATTAGGAAGAATGCTATTACCTATGCATATTCTTTGGATGTACTCGATCCTGCGATTGGTGCACAGGGTAATGATTATTTTGCATATCAAGCTGAACTGTATTATAAATGGAATCGGTTGTATAATCAGGGTGCAAATATGTTAGGAGATGCTCTTAGTAAGAGTATTTCAAAAGATAAAGGAGAATCTACTATAACTTATACAAAGGAAGTTGAAGTTACTCCTGAAGGGGAACCCCGTTATGCTAGTTCTTATATTAAAGATAATACTGCTCATCTTAATCTAGTTGAAGTTAAATCGAAAATTGCAGGTGAGGATGGGAATAATTATGCATATAAAGTTGAGCTAAGTATTCAAAGTACAGATAAGCTAGAAACAGGCGAAGATTCTATTTCCACAAAAACTTTAGTATTTACAGAGAATGTTTCTAATATCCAAGATGGTGATTTTGTTTATATAGAGTCTAAATATAGTGAGACAGATAAAGTTATTTCATTTTTTGATCCAGAAGGTATGATATATACTACAGAGACTTTTAAATATGATCATTTTGCTGGATCTGTGTTGACTACTGATTATGGTGATGAATTAAATATATTGGATGATGTAGGTTCTGGATCGTCTATGTTAAAAGTGGATGCTGATTCTTCTTTATTGCGAGCATTAACTTTGGAGCTTGTATATAGGTCTGATGTTTCTTTAAATAGAAAGATTGTACATTACGATACTGCTTATGTACGATGTGATGATGTTTTTCTGTGTGTACTTGATCCTACTGTTACTATTATAAAAGATAAAACATCAAGCCAGCATGAATATCAATTAACACAGTCAAATGAATTTGGAGCAGATGTTTTATATTTGAAAGCTTTTAATCCTACTCAGCCAGATTTGGTAAGTGTAGATATAAATTTTAAGTTAGAATTTACAGAGCATAATTTTGAGGATGTATATGTAAAAGAAATTGACATTAAAGATAATACTGTTCTTTTTTACCTAGAAGATCCTCTGTGGTATACTTATGATAAATATAAAACTACTGTTGTAGATAGAGATACTGGTAAGACTTTTAGTTTGAAGAATACAATATATGCAGGTGAAGATATTTTAGAAATTGAAAGTCCTGAAAATATTGATGTAGGACATTTATTATCTTTAAGTGAAGTTCATTCGGATACTGTATATATTAATGAAGTGGATGGGAATGTTGTTAAGCTTAAGCAAGGAGTATCTTATGATTATAATATTCCAAATACAACAATAGAGGATAGTTTTGGTGTTTCTTATGAATTAGATAAAGAAGCGAATCAAGGTAATATGGCGATAACATTGAAGGATTCTAAAGAGCTCGCACAGCTCTTTGAATTAGAAATAGTAGGTAAGGATAAGAGATATTTTAAAACGTATATATCTGATGTAGATGTTTCTAATTCTATTATATATATAAAAAGTGGAGTAAATGCTCTCTTTCCTAAGGAGTCTACATTAACAGATATGCAGGAAAATGCTGTATCATATGAATTAACAGATGAAGTTGCTGTAGGTAGTAAAGAGTTACATGTAAATTCCGATTTAAGTGATTTAGCTAGTAGATTACGTTTTAAAGTAGAATCTGAAATGAGTCATTATGGAGAAGTTGCATCTGCTGCGGTTTCTGGAAATTATATTACGATGGTATCTACTATTCCTTATAATTTTCCAAAAGGGGCATCTGTTTATAAATTGTACTGGACATTGTATGTAGGGTATGATAGTAGTGGTAGTGGTGTATATGAAGAGAAAGAGAAGAAAGGACCTTTTGGTGTGACTGCACAAAATTCACTCATGTTTAATGAAAAGTTTGAGCATGTAGAACTCTTTCAACAGCCTCAATGGTATTTGGGAAGAAATGTTTATCCTGGTGAATATGGTTGGGTGGCTTTAGCTGGAGGTGTAAAAGCAGAACCTAGACAGACAAAGCAAGTTAGTGTAACTATACCTGCTAAATCGGATACTAGTATAGGTAGGGTTATTGGTGGTAAAATTGCAGGACAAGCTTTAAAATCTGTTTTGAAGGGACTTGTACCTCAAGGAGGTTTATTTACAGCACATGATAGATTGGGGCATATGGAGTTCGAGAAGCGTGGATTTGCAGAACATGCTGAAAAAATTGCTTTACCACGTGCTGCTAGTCTTGGAAGATATACACAATATCATTATTTATTATATGATATTTCTAAACGAATTACTGATATTATCGAGTCTCGTGCATGGAATGAAACTGCCTATGAAGGAATACTGGAAGAATTAGCAGCTACAGAACAGGCGCGTCGGAATGTACAGAGTAGTATTGATGCTCTGCAAAGGGAATTAGTAGATTTAGGTATGAAAGTTGCGGAGCAGAAATCTATTAATGTAAAAGAGACAGAAAAAGCACCAGAAGGGGTAGTAGTACATACTGATGAGTGGGTAGCTGCTCTTAATGAGAGGAATAAATATATACTTACTAAATTAGATAAAGAAGGGGAGATTGTTGGTATTAAGATGGAACTTGCCTTATTAAAACAAAGTATTGATTTTTTTAATCAGGAATTATATGGGACTAAGATAAATATAGTGAAGAAAGAGGGCTCTTCTGAATTAACAAAACTTATTAGTTTAGTTTATATGGATACACATGGTATTCATATAAAAGATGAAAGGTCTCCTTTAGAGTTACTTACTCCTTATTTTAATACTTATGAGACTAATGTTAAAAATGTGAGGAATTCTTTATATTATAGGTTATTTGAAGCACATTTTGCAGCTTTTGATGCTAAGTTGGAAGAGTGGGAAATAGATGAAGAATCTAAGAAGACTGTACGTGCGTATATAGATAAAGATGCTGGAAAGACTACTAAATATTATATTGTAAGGAGATAATAAAAGTTAGTCACTCCTTCCTTCAGGAAGGAGTCTTCGATGCCTAGGAGGGGTTATGATTGGGTTAAGTAATAATCCGGTTTTGAAATATCAGGAGACTGGTAGTAATACTAAGATTGTGTGGGGTGTTATTGATAAAGTTTATCCAGAGACACAACAGATGGTTGTAATGATACCTGAAGGAGGAACTAATAAGCCAGTAACGGTGTGGATAAACAATATGATAACTGACCAGGGTGTTGGTATTAGACAGATGCCTAGAGCTGGTATAACATCAGCAGTATTATATCGGGATGCGGATGGTCAGTATTATCATATCGGCTATTATCTGAAACAGGTTGGTTTATCTACAATGGATAGGTTTGGAGACAAAGATCAGACACCGACTATGCTTTTACATAGATATTTGGAAGAAGGTGAAGTACAGATAGAAGGTAGTTTGGGGAATGAAATACTTATGTCTTTGGATGGTAGTGTATTAATTAAGGATAGTTTTGGTTCTTATATTCGTCTTGAGAGTTTTACTTCTACATTAAAAGGTTCTTTTTCTAATTTGCATTATGAAATGGATGGGGTACGTATACGTTCTGGAAATATAAGAAGATCAACTAAGAAAAATACAACAGAAGATCAATTTATTTTGTCTGTAGAAGATGAGGTTAAAGGAGAAGATGAATTAGAAGAAGATGAAGAAGGTTCTTTTATCAAGGAATTTATGGTGAAGGTTGGTACTGTTCCAGATATTTATAATTATTATAGAGATGATGAATACTCAGGTCCTAAAGTTACGTTTTATCTGGGAGATAAATTTATAAGGGAAGATGGTTCAGAGCTGATGGCTGCTGGAAAGTCATTAACATGTGTATTACAGACTAAGACAGATGATGGATATCCTGGAAGTGGTTATGCGATTGATGAAAGTGGAGCTTTCTTTATAATGGATTGGAAGAGTTTTAATTCAACTAAGTTTGGTGTTGGTGGAGAAGGAGTTACACCGCAGAAAGTATTTAGAGTTGGTAGTAATATGGTATCTATTGATTCTGAAGGTATATTGGTTCAACATGAGAAGAATGCATATATTGAAATTAATAAGAATGGTGATTTGCGTATGCAGGATCATGCGGGTCGCTATATATCGATAGATAATCAAGGTATCAAATTAGATGCTTTTCAATCACCTATATTATTAAAGGGTAAGAGTATTAGTATTTTAACGACTAAGATGTCTATGGGTTTGTTTGGAGTTGATGTGCCATTGAAAGCAACTGGTTTTGCTGTATATTATGATACGCATATACATTTAGGTCCTAATGGGCCTGTTGCTGTTCCGATAACACCATTTATTCCAATACCACAGAGTCCTTTGGCTACTCAAGGATTCATGGTGACTTAAGAATTTTTTGAAAGGAGGAAGTTTTTTATGCCAGCGATTAGTATTACACCATGGGAACAACAAACATATACTATAGGAATTGAATTACCTATACCGCCTTTACCGGAGTTACCGGAAGTAACAATGGCAGTAAAGTTAGATTTGATAGCAACGTGTCCAGGAGCTGTATATTGTGGAAATCCTGATGCTCTTAAAAATTGTAGTATTGGGAGAGTTGTAGGTTTCGATTTATCGGATATAATTCCTATTGTTCCTTTTCCGCCAGATATACCTGTTCCTAAATTATCTGTTTCTTTTGTGTTTCCACCTCAGATATTAATACCTATTAATTGTCCGAATTATCCAGAGAAGAAAAGTAAAGAAGGGGAAGAAAAGAAGTAATGTTAAAGAAGGAGTTTGTATTTCCATTAAAAGCATATAAAATAAGTACAATGGGGAAAGATGTTGTTGTATCAACTTTTCCAGCATTGGTTGCTAATTGTTGTAGGATGGCGACTATTACTAATGTGCAGAATAAGAATCAGAATTTGTGTTATGACTGGACTAAGTTTATGGAATTTAGAAATAATCTTAGTATAGTTATTATGCAAAATCAATTTGAGTATTTAGATAATATTATTATTGACTTTTTTAAGACTTATAATTATGAAGTTCTACGAGATATTAGTACAAAGGTTAGGTTTACTATACAATTTCCTGATGAGGCTATTCAAACGTTTACATCCAGATGTAATGCATTTAAAGGAAAAGAGTGGGATGATATTCTGGATGGTTTTGTAGATGCCTTATATGATTTTTTAAATTCAGGAACAATACATAATCAAACTCCGAAATAAGGTAGGTAAGTTTATGGCGTTGAATTCAACAACATTAAAGAATGCTATATATGGTGCTTTAGAAGCATCTCTTCAAAGTACTTTTACTACTCCTGGTAAAACATGGTCAATGGTAGCCACTGAGATAGCAGATGCTGTTTCTTCAGCGGTTGCTGAGCAGGTTATTTCGCATTTTCAACAAAATGCCGAGGTGCGTGTAGCTGTCAATACTACTGGTGAAGGAGTCTGTAATGGGATTACCGAAGGAGGAGATAATATTGTAAATCAGCCTGTTACAGTAACATCTTCAGGTTCTGGTGAGGGTGTGGCTGGTTCTGCTATACTTTAGTTTTATTGGGGTAAATGATTGGGAAATTTTCAAGACATATTAGAGACAATAAGTACTCCATTATTATTGAATTATTCAATTGTGATAGAGCTTGCGAAGTCTAGACTTATAGCACGTAGAGTACAGCTTGAAAACTTATCTAGATTTATTGGCAATAGGTTTAATAGGATTGATAGTATAGTTAATTTGATCAAAGCGGAAGAGGATGATGAAGATATAGGTATAGAATATAGTGCTTTCAAAAGTATGCTTGAGGGAATTCATTATATATCTGAAGAATTTGAGACTTTGAATGGTATGATTCATTATACTATTTATGGTGATGTTAAGCATGTTGATTTGGTGAAAAGGGAACGAAATGAACTATATTATACATATTCTAAACTTTTGGTTTATATAGATGAGATGTCGGAGATGGAAGAGAAACTAGATGCATTGAAAGAAACTGTGGATTCTATATTGGAAAGTAGATCGGGTTCAACTTAATAATTGACTAATTTAGTCTATCTTTTTAATTAGAAAATAAAAGAACAGGAATATTTTGTGGCAGTAGGTTTAAAGATAATAGATGGTGATTTTGTTATTAATCGTTCTGGACAGGTAGAGACGGTAGTAGAGTCTGAAAAATGTAAAAGAGATTTGCATAAGATGTTAATGACAAGTGCTGAGTATCCTGGAAATACTACCACCTTTGAGCGTTATAATCCTAATTATGGAACACAGTTAGATAATTTATCTTTGTATCAAGGATTATCTAGATTAGCTATTAGGGATACTGTGATTCAGTTGTTGAATGAGGCGATTGCTTCATATATTACTTTGCAGGAAAGCAGAACTAATTTAAGTATAGGAGAAGTTATTACTTATATTAATTTTGATGTATTTTATAATGTGGATGATATTAGAGAATTAGTTGTTAGAATAACATTTGGTACAGCAGGCACTACTGGGGATATAACGTTGCCAGATTATATCCAGTCGATTCAATAGATATTATTTTGGAGTAATGTATAATGATTACCAAAACTAAAGATGATATTCGTACTGATATTCTGGATACATATGACGAGGTATTACCCAATCTCGATTTAACTTCAGGTACTCCAGAGAGGGATATTTTTGTAGAGGCCCCTCTTGCTGGTCAACTAGAGCAGTTGTGGGAGAAGCTTATATATGTAGCTAAGTTACATGCTCCTATTAACTATGTTGATGATTTGGAAACAGATGACATTACGGCTTATATGGGTAATTATAATATTGTACCTTTTCCTCCTACTTATTCTACTGGAAATGTTGTTTTTTATACAAATTCTATTCCTACAGAAGATATTGTGATAACAGATGGTACTATTGTGCGTACACGGGATGCATCTCCGATAGAGTTTGAAGTGCAGGGTAGTTATACTATGTATGCTGATTTAGCGTCGTCTTATTATAATGCAGAGAAGCAGCGTTGGGAGATTTCATGTGATATTAAGGCATTGAATCCTGGTCCTGATTTTAGAGCTGGGGCATCTACTATTGTAGAGATGGCTAATTCTATTACAGGTATTGATGGTGTTGAGAATTATGATGCTGTTACAGGAGGTACTGCTGGAGAAGAGATAGAAAGTGCGGTTGAGCGTGTAGTGGAAGTATTTCAAGGTAGAGGGCTTGCTACTACGGCTGCTTTGAGTAGATACGTGAAGGCGTATGTAGAGGCTGTTAATGTAGTAAGTGCTAATGATCCTGAAATGAAGCGAGATGAGGGTCTTGGTGGAATGATTGATTTTTATGTTATTGGAGAGGATATTACAACTGCAAATGATATTGTAGATATAACATCGACTGGTTTACAATCTGATGTGAATGTTAACTATTCGTCTACGGGTATTGTTATGGAACACCAACCAGTTCGGGAAATATTAGCACTGATAATTAATGGTGATCTTGTTTCTCCTACTTACTATACACTCCAGAAGGATGAAGGTATTCTAGCTGGCTCTACACAAGCATTTGATAAAGTTGTAATAACAAGCACAGGAACTTCAACTGGGTTTAGCTTTTCACCTGGAGATACAGTTGAAATTAATTATACATATAATGCTTTGTTACAAACAATAGAAGATGGTTTAAATATACCAGAAAATCATTACATAAACAGAGATTATTTACTTAGAGAGATGGATAAGGTTACTGTTGATGTGTATATGGCATTTAAGGAGAATGATGGACAGGATTGGACACTTATTGCAAACTCGGTAGAGACAGAATTGTCAGCATTTATTAATGCTGTTAAGAATAACGGTAGTATAGAATTGGCTGATTTTATAGCAGATGCGAAAAGTGTAGCAGGTGTTGATAATATAGACTTGACAACTGTATCGCTTACAAATATAAATGGTGGTACAAAGACGGAACAAGGTGATATTTTATTTGGCAAGAATGAATATCCGGTTGCGGGAACAATAACGCTAGAACGGTGGACAAATTGAGAAAAACATTAGCTTTTCTTAGTACAGATACTCTTCCTCTACCTTTAAAGGAAAATGCTCCAGAAACCATTGATGAAGATGGGAATCAGTATTCTCTTAAAGATAAATGTAGTTATAGTACTGGCCTAGGTAATAGAATATGGAAAATAGCTTATAGTTTATCTAAATTGGATTTTTTAGATATAGTAGTATTGGTTCCTAATTTAAATTATCCTGGAGAGGATTATATAGATATAGATAAATTACCTTTTAAAGTAGAATCTTATAATTATAAAGCTGCTTTATGGAATTGGAGTGAGGAATTAGATAGAAAGCTGAAAGATAAGAATTTTGTAATAATACAATCTGCTACTGGTGTTGGTTTTATGAATTGTGCGGTGTTACCTGGGGAGGTAAACGTAATTGTTGATGGATATGTTCCTATTTTTGCAGAGTTACCTTGTGCATTATTAGGTAAATCTTC